TCATACATCATCGAACATTGCGAGGTAGTTTGTCTTGAGTGCTGTGCCGGATTCGAGTGCTGCGAGGTTTTGCTCACCGAAAGCAATCGTTGCGGCGGAGTTCTCTACAAGGTCGTTGAAAATCACCTTACGGTAATAATGTGCGCTCTTGGTTCCCCCGTCCGCTTCCAGCATATGCTTGTACTTCGAGCAGATTCCGAAAGCCCAAGTCTTCAAACCGTTGTTGTCTTTGATAATTCGGTTCAGCGCAGCAAGGGCTTCTTCTGCCTGGTCCTGATTCTTTGTATTGGTCAGGATTCGTCCGAGAATCGTAAAGACATCATTGAAGATGTTGCGTTCCTTAGCGGACAGCTTCTCTTCGTAATCCTGATACTGTGCTTTTGCCTTTACTTCGTTTCGGGCAAGGCGATAACTCATACCGAGCACAGAATCAGACAACGGCAGATTGTACTGTTCGAGCGTCTCATCGCTTACTACGCGGCGTGCTTTACGAGGTTTTCTAGCAACCTCGCTCTCGAAGTTCTGATGCTCTTCGTGGAAGGCTCTGACCTTCTTCATCTCTTCAGCGTTTTTATACTTGATGAAGATATAAAGATACTCGTATTTGCGAACGCCGCGTTTTCTTACGGGTACATAGTCGAACCAGAGGTCCGTCATCTCATTGATTTCGTTCTTGACAGGAGCCAGAACATTCTTCTCGAAATCAGAGAACACCTTGTATTTCTCCGCGACTGTCTTTTCACGGCTGAACTTCGGTTCGCTGCTCGCGTCGTTCTTCGTCTTTTTGCGGTTCTGGCTTCTATTGATTTCATCCTTGGACGGCATCGAGAGCATTCCCTTAAACTCTTCAATGTCGAACATCTTGTACTTGTAACCAACGAGTTCACTGCGCTTATCCGGGAACTTGCGCAAGATTTCCTCGGTTACCGGCTCGAAAATCAAACCGTTATTATACGAGTAATCTCGATTGCCGTTATCGTAGGAAAGGATAATCTCGTAAATACGCATCGAATAGGTGCTCTGCATCATCAGAAGATATTCGATGCTATAGGAAGTATAGTTGCTGGTCAGCTGCGCAATGTCCCGCCAGATATCGGGATTGAAGCGCATCTTGATGGTCTTTTCCTTGAAGTTTACAATAGAACCCTTGCTGACCCAAGAAACCGACTTGATGGCGTCCGGACCATCCGGCACCCAGAATGTACGGTTCTCGAGGTTCTCAACCGTTTGCTGCAGATGCGGACGGTATCCGGTGCGCATCATATTAACGCCCGTCAGCTTCGAGAATTCCTGAAATGTGATGGTATAGTATTTCGATGCATCCAAATCGCTCTTCTGGTCGATTTTAGAAAGCAGCATAAAAAGAATCTTCTGCTCATTACGCGGCAAAGAATACTTCGTCTTCTGAATCAGTTCATTGCTCTTCGTGATGTAGGAGCCGAACGGTGGCTTAGTCGAATCCTGTCGCAGCAGCGCTCTGGTCTTTGCAGAAGCCTCTTCCTGACTCATGACCTCGCCGACAACGACTTCGGTATCCTCGTTCTGTATGATATTATCATCAGTTTTCTTCATGGTATCGCAAGAGACAGCGTTTTCAGCAGCCTCGGCCTTTCTACAAGAATATGGTCAGCTTCCTACTTGTGATGTGCTATTCTGTGAAATGGTTGCACTTATGACATTATAAATCATTTTACACTATATGTCAGGAAAAGTCAACGGAGATAGTTTAGACAGAGATTTTTTTCTCTTATTTTTCTAGCTAAGAAATTATTAGATTATTCTCTTATAGCTTATATTTTATTTATTAAGTAGAAACGGAGGTTATTTTGCTTTTCGACAGAGATTGTTTTGCATTACGGAAGAGATTTTTTTGCGTTTCAACAGAGGTTGTTTGTCAGATAAAAGGAGGTTCTTTTTTCAAAATCTTAGAAAATAACCTCTGTTTACGCGAAAGAAACCTCCGTTTGGGCGTTTAGGTAGGCAAGTGCCGTGATAGGGGAGGGTCTTGACCAGCAGGGGAGCTCTCATCCTGAGAGAATAACTCGAAAGATGCAGCAGAACAGAACTGTTATGTAGCTCTATTATACGAGATGAGCACTGAAATGACAAGAAAGCAGGAGAGAGAGCTGGAATTTCAGAAAAATCGCGTTAATTATCTCTGGCAAGGTAACGCCCGAACCGAATCGGATGCCGCCTAAAAGGAAAATCGTAACCGGTAGCCTAGAAAAATTGTCGCGTAAAGAACCTCCGGTTTAAGGAAGCGTGCGTTCTTTCTCAGTTCTGGAATTTGTCGCGTTAAAAACCTCGGGTTAGATGCTGCCATCAGGTCTCTGTACTGGCGCTGGAATGCGATGTGTTCAGAGAGCAGGGGAGAGATGCTGAAATTTGTCGCGTTAATTATCTCTGGTTTGGGATATGCCTGTGTATCATTTGTTCTCAGAAAATTATCGCGTTAATAATCTCGTGGTCTACGTTGAGAACCGACAGCATCAGCCAGACAGAACCAGAAGGTATGGCGTGTAAACAATCTCCGTTTTGAGGACAGCGGGGGAGTGGTATCAACGACAGTTGATGATGGCTTGACCTAAGTGAATGAGCCAGTGATAGACCGGTTTGATGCACGCTTAAAAATAATCGCAATAGCAATACAAGAAATCTCTGTTTACAGTGATGGCATGTACAAAACATGTTCAGTCTGTAGAAATTGTGCTTCAAATAACAATGTGTATAAGAAAATTTGCGTTATTTGTGATGTAGAAACCTCTTGCAGCTTGATTTGTGAAACCGATTTGTATAATTGGAAAGAGATATAACTATCTGTATATGTGATTCACATAAAAATAAGAACATGAAAAGAGGTAAAAAGAGTTTTTTATCGAGAAAAATTCATATTGCACACACTTGATAAAAAGAACGGTAATGCGTTTATTATAAAACGAGATTAGCGCAGCAACGCTGCTTATTGCGGAGAAGAATAACGCGATTTTTTCGAGTATTACAAGAAGTATTTGCAGAAATGTGCTGAGTATTCCAACAAACTCATTGAAAAGCCTTTGGCTTTCAAGCGAAGATGCAGAAAATCAGGTTAATGTACTGTCCAGACTGTATATTTAAATAAAAACTATACAATATGGATTGATATTTGATAATAATTGTCCCGTTAAGTATCTCTGTTTACCCATGTAATGCAGCAGCAGCTGAATGGGCGTCCTTACTCGCAACAGAGGTTTGCGCATCCGGAAAAAAGCAGGAAGAAAGCCATCGACTTGCGAACGCCTGAAAATTAGCGCGTTAATTATCTCTGCTATCTGTATGTCAAAGGGGAGTCCTGTAAAGAAGAGAAACTTCAAAAATCGCGAAAAGAAACTCCCTTTATGGAATCAAAGAGGATAGCTGCCGGAAAACAGCAGGGAAGGGACTAGGCAAAAAGTCGCGTTAAACACCTCGGGTTAGTGCAGCCGTAGCAAACCATTCTGCAAATTTGTAGCGTTAAAAACCTCGGGTATAGGTTAGGTGCGATGTCTTCTTGCAGCGGAGAAGGGGACTGGATGGTAAAATTATCGCGTTAATAATCTCAGGGTAGTGTGCTTGTAATCGTCCAGAACGGAAAACTGGATAGGGCAGGCATCAGAATTGTCGCGTTAAGTATCTCCGTTTACAGGAAAAGCATCTCAAAAATAATCGCGTTAATTATCTCTGGTTGAGTGCGTGGGCGATGGCGAGTTGTATCAGTGAGTTCTAAACAGAATAGCAACAATGACTATAGCAACAGTGTATATAAATAAAATGTGAAACAGCAACATGTACCGAAGTCTTGTCGAAAAGTGAAACTATTGTCGCGAGGTAAGCCAAAATATGTACAAACTAAGAACAAACGGCAATCATGGTTGTACTGAATACACATTCATGGTAAAATATAAGATGAAAAGAAAATGTAGTCGAAATGGTAATTTGAGATGCAGCTGACAGAGAAGTGGCTGAAAGAGACGCTGGAAAGGAACCCTCAGTTGAAAGTCAATGTACAGGGCGGACGAAACAGCGAGCTCGAACAGCCGAAAGAAGTAGAGAAAACGAAAACAAAATACGGAAACCATCGGGTGTATCTGTACGAGGATGAATATGTCTCGGGAGACAAGTACATCTCAGGGCACGGCAAGCTGGTAGCAGTATTTGATTCCACGAAAGAGTATTGCCGATGGCTAGATTTACAGCTGATGGAAAAAGCCGGGACAATCTCAAATCTTGAACGCCAGAAAGAACTCGTCATCCAAGACGCATTCGTGTACGAAAAGAAGCGCGTACAGCGAATCGTGTACAAGGCTGACTTCTGTTATCTGGATGCGCAGGGTAAAACGATAGTCGAAGATGTGAAAGGCTTCGATTCAAAGTCCGGCAAGTACATGCAGACCGAGGCGTTTCGGTTGAAGTGGAAACTCCTGAAAGCAAAGTATCCAGAATACCATTTCGTGTTAGTGTAGAGTGAGAGTCATGGTCCAGAATTTTGAAAATCAGAATACGCAGGATGTTCTTCCGTTCAAGGGAAAAATCACAACGGTCATGTACTATGAGCCGGAGACAGGATTTGCTATCTTTAAAATCCGTCAAGAAGGGGAGACTAAAAGCAGCACTGCGAAAGGGTATGTGCCGAATCCGGTTGCGGGTGCGAAAATCTACTATAACGGGACTTGGAAAGAAGACCAGAAATTCGGTGGGTATTACATCGCCATCAGCAATTCGAAAATCGACTATGCGGGCGGCGGTAAAGACGCTATCATAGAGCTTCTGTCCAGCGACTTTGTACCGGGTGTGGGACCTACGGTTGCAAAGAAAATCGTTGACTATTTCGGAAAAGATGCACTGCGGGTGATTGAGCGGGAACCGGAACGGCTGAAAGAAATCTCCGGTATCGGTGTTAAGAGTGCAGACAGGATTCACGAAGGGTATATGCACATCGCAAACGACCAGGAACTGATTGCGCTCCTGCTGCCGTATCTCTCAATACAGAAAATAAACTCCGTTATCAAGAAATTCGGCACCGGGAAGATGGCGCTTGAAGAAATCAAGGAAAATCCGTATGTCCTGTACCAGAAATTCTCAGGTATCGGATTTGCTACGGCAGATAAAGTCGCGCTGGGCGGTTGTCAGATTGCGCGTGACGATATCCGGCGCGTGACGGCGATTCTCCTCTATGCTCTTGAAACGCAAGCACAGATGGCAGGCAATACCTTTATCTGGGTAGATGACATGTACCGTGTCGTCAAAGAAACGATGCGGAATGTTCTGCACGAAGTTGCGTTCCCTGACGAAATGATACGGAAAGCAGCCACGATAGCAAGAGAAGACGGTCTGGTCGTTGTACAGGGGTCTAAGCCTACGGATGGCAGAAAACCGATGTTCTGCATGTATCTGTACAAATACTGGTTCTATGAGTGCGACATCGCGTATCTCTGTACGATGATTCACACGAACTCGAACTCTACCTACGGTCTGGTGGACAGTCAGGATGTGGATGATGCCATTGAAATCATCGAGGCGGAGGATGGGTTCTCGCTGGATGACACGCAGAAAAACGCGGTTCGGACAGTGTTCGGCTCTGATATCAAGAATGTGACCGTGATTACCGGTGGTCCCGGCAGCGGTAAGACAACCATCATCAAGACCATTATCAAGACCTGGCAGATTGCGAGAGGGATGAGATACAACGAGGAAAGCATTTTGCTCTGTGCGCCTACGGGTCGTGCCTCTGCTCGAATGAGAGAAGCAACGGAACATCCCGCATCCACGATTCAGTCGGCATATTATTCCATGCACGGGGACTGTGAAGCGAGCATCATTGTGGTGGATGAGTTCTCGATGTGCAATCTGGAAACGGCGCACATGGTATTTGAACTCGCATCACACGGCTGCAAACTCGTTATTGTAGGTGACCCGGACCAGCTGCCTGCCATCGGTGCCGGTAATGTGCTACGTGACCTTATCCAGAGCGGGGTCGTTAATGTATGTAAGCTGTCTTCCTGCCACCGCAATGTAGGGTCTATTGTAGAGAACGCTATTCATATCAATACCGGTGAAACGACAGAGACCTTCAAGCAGGATGAACAGTTTGCATTGATTCCCGCAAAGGGTAAAGAGATGCGGAACATTGCATTGAGCAACTATTTCGCGTATGTAGAGAAGTACGGCGAACAGGTCACGGAAAAGAACGCCGATACCGCAGAGGTATATGAGGAAGGTATCAAGCAGGTATGTCTTCTGACTCCGACCAAGAAAAAGGGATGCGGGTCACTTTCGGCAACTGATATGAACCTTCTGATTCGTGATGAACTCAATCCCGCCACCGATGCGAACAGCTGGTTCTTCTCCAATTTCAAGAAGAAGGCTAAACCTGAACAGGGATTCGAGTACCGGCTCGGCGACCGCGTGATGCTCTGCAAGAACCACAAGAACAGTTTCGTCAACGGTGATATGGGTTTCATTGTAGATTATCAGGAAAAGGCGCTTGACCCGAATACAAGCGGTACAATTCATCACGCTTATACAATTCGTTTTGATAACCCCTGCGATGTAGAAGGGCGCGTTTATACGATGCTGGTAAGCAGAAAGACTTTACAGTCGGAATTCTCGCTCGCATACGCTATGACGGTGCATAAATCGCAGGGCTCTGAGTTTAAGGCTGTCGTGATTGGTTTGGAAAAAAGCTGGTCACGGCTATTACAGAAAAACCTTTTATATACTGCTGTTACGAGAGCCAAGAAGGAATGCAGGATTATCGGTGAGATGAAGACAGTCGATGAGGCTATTCTCACGAACGACATCGAGTACCGCAATACTCTGCTGGAAAGCAGACTCACGCATTTCGACAGAGAACGGTATGAGACCATTCATAGACGGAATGTAGAGGACAATGACTCTGATTGGAGGGACGATGATGACTGAGACTATGCAGTTGACAGATATCGGAATTACGCCGCGTAAAGCATCTCAGTTTGCTGCGAAAGGTATCTGTACTGTACGGGACCTGCTCATGTTCTATCCTACCAAATACCTCGATTTCAGAAACCCTATCAGCCTCGCGGATGGAAAGCAGTATGCGGGACAGCATGTAGCGGTCAGGGGACAGGTAGTTAGTACCAGAGTCATCAACGGAAAGCACTTCATGCTCCGTCTCTCGGACGGCAACAATTTTTGCTCGGTGTTCTGGTTCAATCAGTCGTATCGTGCCAGACAGTTCAGTGTAGGGCAGATGCTGGCGGTAGGCGGTGTCTCAAGCTGGAGCGATGAGTATAAGAGTCTGACGATATCGGCACCGGATTTCGTGTCGTGCGATTTGCAGACAGCGTTTTGCATCAAGCCGATATACCGGAAAATCAAGGGCATGTCGGACGAATATCTTCTGGATGCGATTGCACTGGCATTACCCTATATCCGTAAATGTGTCTCGGACCCTCTTACTGAAGAGCAGAGAAACGCACTGAGAGTTCCGGAACTTGCCCGTTGTGTGCGGATGGCACATGCGCCGCAGGACGAAACCGATATCATGCTTTCAAGACGCCGCCGTGCTGTGGATGTATTGTATCCGTTCTGCTACGGTCTGGAAGTAAAGAAGGCAGAAGCTGCAAAAGTATCTCCGTTTAGAATCAAAGACGCAGCGGCTGTCGTCAAGAAAGCCCAGAACGAATTGCCGTTTGCACTGACGGAAGACCAGAATAAGGCAGTGCGTCATGTTCTGGAAGAGATGCAGCTGGGAAACCGTGTGGATGCTCTCGTTCAGGGTGATGTCGGTTGCGGCAAAACTGTCGTAGCGCAAATCGCAGCACTCGGTATGGCTATGAACGGATATCAGTGTGCGGTAATGTGTCCAACGCTGGTACTGGCCGGACAGCACTATGATGATTTCACGAATTTCCTCGCTAAGTTCGGGTACACTGCCGTGTTCCTGCACGGCGGCATGAAAGTCCGGGAAGAGAAGGCAGCACTTGCGAAAATCGCTTTGGGCGAGGCAAATGTTGTGGTAGGTACACATTCTATCTTTTCCGATAAGGTCAAGTTCAAGAAATTGGGTCTTACGATTGTGGACGAGGAACACCGATTCGGCGTAGAGCAGCGTGAGGGTCTCAAACAGAAGGCAAAGGAAGGCGTTCATAATATCAGTATGAGCGCTACACCTATCCCGCGAACACTGGCAACTACGCTGTACGGGGAAGGCACTGAAATCGTCAACATCCATACGATGCCTGCCGGGCGTAAACCCGTCAAGACTATCGTCTGGTCGAATGAGAATACCTGCATGGAATCCGTATATAAGCAAATCAAGCAGGGACATCAGTGCTATGTTATCTGCCCGCTGATTGAAGATTCCGACGCCGATACTTTGGCTGGCGTGGAGTCGGTCGAAACGACCGCACAGAATCTCAAAGCTTGGTTTGCAAAATATCCCGGCGTTCGCATCGAGGCTATCTCCGGGGACATGAAAGCTAAGGATGTGCAGGCTGGTATTGATAAGTTCGCAGCAGGCAGCGCTGATATCCTGATTTCTACAACGATTGTAGAGGTCGGCGTAAATGTTCCGAACTCGACCGTCATCGTCATCAAGAACGCCGAGCGGTTCGGATTGGCACAGCTGCATCAGCTTCGTGGTCGTGTCGGGCGCAGCAGCTTTCAGAGTTATTGCGTACTCCTTTCTCAGGACAAGGAAAACGAACGCCTTCAAACGATGGCAGCGACAACGGACGGCTTCAAGATTGCAGAGAAAGACCTTGAACTGCGCGGCACCGGACAGATTCTCGGCGTGAAACAGAGCGGCAAAGATATGTACATGGAAACGATGCTGAAATATCCGAAGCTGTATAAGGAAATCCGGACTCAGGCTTCTAAGGATGTTTTGCTCGCTGCGAAAAAATCTTGACCGCGCTTGCGAATGGCAGATAATAAGGATAGGACTTACCATAAATTTGGCATTACCGGTTGGTGATGCCAAGTTTTTCAGGTAAAGTCATGGTTGTATTAAATACAAGTAACTTATCGGAGGGCAAGTATGCAATTCTTTAATACGAAGAAACCGGCAGCAGATACCGCTGCGGTGGATGCCGCAGAGGAACATAAGCAGAGTATCGGCGACCAGGTGATGGAAGCATTGGGTGTCGGGGATGGTGCCGAGGAACAGATGCACCCTGATGAAGACACCGAAATCATGATGCCGAAGAAGAACCAGAGTCAGCTGGCGGCTGAGGAGATGATGAAGCAGCATGAGAGCATCTGCGTGATTTCCCTGGATGCTGTCATCAAGGGCGGTATCGAAGTGAAGGACGCCGTCATGGTGGCGGGGCGCGTGATGGGTGATATCGTGGCAGCAACCGTCACCTGTGTCGGTCAGCATTGCTACATTGAGGGCAATGTGAAATGCGCCGAGTTGCAGATGCACGGCGGCAAAATCAAGGGAAACATTGAGGCAGATACGAAGGCTGTCGTCAATGGTGCCATCGAAGGCAATATCACCTGTAAGGAAAATGTGTTTGGGGAACACGCAGCGGTCAACGGAGAGTATATCCGATGCGAGGTCCTGACGGTGGAGCCGGGTGCAAGAATCGCTGCAAAAATCGAGATGACAAAGACCGGCGACAAGGAAGAGCGTGAGGCAGAAAAGCCTCTGGTTCACTACGATGTCCCGGGCACGGATGCCGTTAAGCCGGGTGACAAGAATTACCCGAAAATCGAGAAACACATGGATAAGCCCAAGAACGACGATAACAAAGCAAAGCACTAAGCGGCTTTGCAACAAGAGGTAGATAACAGTCAATAACCCACGACTAAAGTCGCGGGCTTGCTCCGGCAAGTCTGCACTTTAGAAGTGTCCGCAAGGATATGTTGACTACCCTTTGCACATTAAGTTGTGCCCCGTTATAAGCGAATAGACAGTTACCGTACGGTGTAAATCCTAGCCGTGCGCTCTAAGACAACAACACATCACGTAAAGCTGAGGCAAAGCCGACAGGTGTGGCTGTATCAAGCCGTTTATAACCTTGGGGAAGGATTTTTACCCTCTTCGGAGTGATGTGGTAGATTTGCTTTCCACGCGCAGGCAAAACCGCCGTTCAAGACGCTATCATAAGACCCGTTACCGTGCGCCAAGATTTGATGCAATTATATGAATCCAAACACAGTCAAAAAGAAGGAGTATTTGCTTCTTCACGCTTTTGATTAAAACGCAATGGTGAAAAAAATAAAAAATTAAGGAGAACAGACAAAATGGTTAATAATTCTAATATCGTTAATGCAATGGTTAAGTATCACTTTTCCGATGGTATTCACACTTTGCCCTGCAAAGTAAACAAACAGACGCATGAAGTCTTTGACATCAGTGGAAAAACGCAGCTCGTGAAGGAATTAGTCGAGGATGATGATTTTTCCTTTGATAGTGACGAAGAAGCCACTCTCTTTGAGGTATACGATGACCTAGATTATGCAGAAGTTGAGGTTGATGGAAAACTCTATCCGTTCCAGATTCTTGAAATGATTGATGAAGCACTCCAAGATGGTGGAATGAATCCTATTGAAGAGTACAGTGCCGTCGAAAAAAGCGGCGATTACTGGGAAGCAGTGGATGGAATGTCGCTGACTCAGTGCATCCGTTCTTGGCGTTGGTGGGAACTAAAAAATTCCATCGAACACAACCGTACAGCAATTGCTGATTTTATCGGAGCCAATCCCGGAAGTGCTACCTATGTTAAGGTCTTGAATGGGAATACAAACCAGACCGAGATTTGCGATATGCTAGACAAAGCTGAGGCTCAGATGCCGGAAGACAAATTTATGCAGTTCTTTAACAAGTACGATAACCCGAATATTTGGGATATTAACTAAAACTGCGATTCCAAGTTGTTTCAGCCAAAAATCAAGGAGAGTAAAAATGGAAAGAAGCATCAGAGCTTAAACAGCAACGATACCGTTGGGCAACATCTGCCGGATATCCTAACGGTTCTTCCGCTAAAAATACAGCACTGTTTTGGAGCAGACCTTTAAAAGATGAAAAGACTATCTTTATTACAGAAGGTGGTTTGAAAGCATCTGTTGCAAGTCATCTGTCTGGTGATTTGTTTGTAGCAATCCCCGGTGTAAGCTGTATTGCAACATTCAAAGACTTGCTTCAAGTTTGCAAAAAAAACGGAATTTGTCTTGTCGAAGCTTTCGATATGGATGGCAAACTGCTTCCAAAAGAAGTTGAAAAAGGGCAAGAAGGAAATCACATTACGGTTGAATCTGCGAGAGAAAAATGACATCAAGAAAAGCCATGTAAACGATGCCCGTTGTATCAGCAAGCATCCATTTGCTGAACCATGCAGTGTTTGCTATCGCACAAAAGCTATAAGGCATCACAATCGTCAAACCCATAAAGCAAACTTCTCAAAAGGTAGCATTCGCAAAAGAAGCCAAATGCCTTATGTTGTCGAAGGCTATCGTCTTTGGGATAAGGTTCTCTACAAGGGGCAAGAGTGCTTCGTTTCCGGTCGTCGTGCATCAGGAAGCTTTGCTCTCAGAAAGCTTGATGGCACTGTCGTTACAAACAGTATTTCATTCAAAAAGTTGCAGCTATTAGAACCTGCAACAAATTATCTAATAGAAAGGATGTGAATGGGCAATTCCTCCCACGCCTAAAGTCGCGGGTCTCCTTGCCCTGATTTACAATGATTGAATTCAACAAACCTTACGACAAAGCCTACGGATTCTGGCATGTCACCACGGAGGGTGACTGCGAGGGTCGCTCCATCACCGACCTTGGTGTCTTTGAGGGAAATATCGATACCATCGCGTTGGCGCTCGCCGACAGGTGCTACTATTACACCCTTTATTTCACTGCCGTAGACCCCACCGCCTATGACAAGACCCCGAAAAAGGATGAAATCAACATTTCCATTTACGGCGCATCCGGCATGTACGACATGACGAAAGAAGAGCGTTTGGACGCGATGCGGAATATGCTGAAAGACCGTCCCGTTTTTGTGCGGGATGGCGACCGCGCCGATACCTTCATCATCAGCACCAAGCAGGAATCGCGGGAAAAGCGCAGGCAGAAGGTTCTCGATAAACTGACTGCCGAAGAGCGCGAACTGCTCGGCGTTTAACGAGGCTGTGTAAATTATGAAGGACCGCAACCGGGAAATTGCGTTAATGCCGGAATTCGATAGCGAAGAGGCGTTTGACGCTTATTTTGCAGAGAAAACCGCAGCAGTGGCACCGTATCGCGATAGGCAAGGACGGCTCGTTCTGGACGATATCCATGACTTGCCCGAGGTCGTTGAGAAGGTGTTTGCCGGGCATCCGGAATTCACGCATACATTTTTCCATGAGGGCAATTAAACATTTGCATCTTCGTGCGAGTCGGATATAATTGAGATTGTACGATAGATACCATTCTACTAAGGCGCTGACTGCGCTCGTACAATTCACAATTTCGCTTTAAGGCGGACTTCCCGATGTTGGGAGGTCCGCTTTTTTGCGTCAATTTCAAAAAGGAGTGTATTAAAATGACTAACGCAAATGAAATGGCACAGAAAGGCTTCGACACAGGTTTCACCGATGCCAATGACAACGAACTTCATGTGGGTGACTATGTCCGTATCTGCGGTCATATTGGAAAAATCGTTTTTTCCTGTGGCGCATTCGGCATCTTCATTGCAGATGAAGTTCCTTGGGATGCCCTTGAAGAACTGGTTCGGAAAGACAGCGGTAACCGCCCCTCTTTCTTGTACAATGACACCTTCATCAGCTTTTGGGAGATTGTATGGAACTTGAGTGAGGACACGGACGAGCCGTGCTTGCCCTATGTTGAGAGCATCACCGTGACCGGCGGCATTTTCACCGACGAGAACGGCAATAAGGATGTCTTCATGGGCTGCATCAACGGTTGCTCCGCCACATTGACTCAGTGCGAATACACCTGCGGACGCTACTACACCTGTGATACCGTAGCAGTGGCAAACGACCTTCTGCGCGACGACGAGAGGCACGAAAAAGAAAACAACTGACGGTTGGGACGTTTCTCAACGACCGCCAAAAAAGAAAGTGAGGCATTACCATGGCAAAAAGCCGTACTAAAGAAATTGCTCGGGAGAAAACTCCGCAGGAACGCGTAAAGGATAGCTACTCTTACGAGAAAGCCTGTAACGCAGCAAAGAACTCTGGAACACCCACATACCATTTTGCTGTGGGAGACAGGGTGCAGGTTGGACATCTTCCTAACTGTGTTGTCGAAGAAGTGATGGATGATGGCGCAATGTATCTCATCCGCGTCACCACCAAGAACAATGTCGAATATTCCTGCTGGGCTTGGACGAGTGTTCGACCGTTGGATGACGACAAAGACACGCATTTCGCAAAGCGTGACTCTGCACTATCCCGTCTGCACTACTCAAATCGTAGCATGTACTCTCTACTCAGCTTCCATTACCTGTTCGGCGTTGATTTCAAACCCGATTATCAGCGCGGTTCTGTTTGGGATGAGGAGGACAGAGAGAAACTGCTGGACAGCATCTTCGCAGGACGCGAAATTGGTCGTTTCGTCTTCAAGCAGTTGCCCTTTAATCGCACAAACGACGATGGCAACTACTACGAAATCGTCGATGGCAAGCAGCGTATGTTGACTCTGCTTGCTTTTTACGAGAACCGATTCCCGTACAAGGGTGCGTTTTACAACGACCTTTCCGCTCTGGATAAAAACTGGTTCATGGATGCTTCCATTGGTGTTGCTGAACTTGACCAGAATACGACCCGTGCAGAGGTTCTGGAGGTCTTCCTCGCTCTGAACGAAGGCGGTAAACCTGTCGCAAAGGAAGTCCTCGACCATGCACGCGAGCTTCTGAAAGGGGAGACGGGCAATGGCAAAATGTAACTACTGCGGACGCGAAATGCTGACGGCCAACGGTTGCTCGTATAAGCGTGTGGTCATCAAAGGCGAACACAAGAAAACTTTTAACCGTATCAAGGTCGGTGCCCCCGGCGACTGGTACGAAAAATCCGTTGGTACTCCGGAAGAGAAAGATATCCGCTGTGGCGATTGTGGAGCCAAAATTGGCTACTATCACCACTACGGTTGCGACATCGAGAAGTGCCCCATTTGTGGAGGTCAGTTCTTGAGTTGCGACTGTTTGGAAAACTTCGATTCTGCTGTGCTGACCATCTAAAAAGAGGTAGTATAAACTATGTTGACTTTTACTGTTGAGGAACTGATTCGTTTTCTCTCAAACTGGACCATGACCTTTTTTGAGGGAGCAAAACGCAGCGGTGACATTGTGTTTTCCCGCTATTACTCGTTTTTCAAACGTCCGGTTTTGGTTAGAGAACATCAAGTTGAATCGCTCTATGTTATGGTTCAGAACCGGGATTCGTCGGACAATAAGAAGCTATCCTTTTCACGATTCGCAAAATGGGAATTTGGCGGCTTTATTATAGATAGCAAAACTATTTACATGGCCTCCAAACCCGTAAAAGCGTTGCTTCAAAGCAGCGATTTCATCGACGATATGGATGTCTTCGAGAAACTGGACAGTATCCGTATTCCGCTGTTCCGAAAGAACATTCCGGCAGACCCTGCGATGTTTCAGGATAAGGATGCAGTGGATAAAGCAGTCCGCAATGCTTGCTCCGCCTTTCTTTTTGGAACTCGATGCAATGAGTTCTCCAACCTGATTCGGACTATGTATCCTCTGAACGATGACGATGTGATTCACTATTTGGCATCTCCATCGGATTGGGCTGAAAAGACAAGCTCTGTCATCACGGCAAGCAACGGTACAGCATCCATAATTGATTACATGGTCCGGCTGATTGCCATTGATAAGATGTCGGAACAACTCCTTGCGTCTTATAAGCACGACAGTGCCGACCCTAAGGACATCACCAATGTGTGCAAAAGCATGATGGATGCGGTCGAACCTTACAAAGTCGTCACTCTCGTCATGGACTACATTGACGATAAGAAGATGGGGGAGCATCTCGAAGTGGAGTGTCCCAGACACCTTATTCGTGATGCGGATGTGATGCGTAGGAAAGGAATTTCCGCGACTCGTATCAGCACCTTCGCGAAGCCAGAAGACACCCAGCAGTTCGTTTGCAAGCACCCCAACCTCATTAAACGGGTTGAGAAGGAAACCAATATGTTCGATGTCTTCGTTTTTCCAATCAATTGTATCACAAGCATCCGGGCTGGAGAGAAGGTTCTGTGGACCAACCCGGCTACATAATACCAGCAGCATCTAAAATGCGCTGACAATCTGAAAAGAGGTATAAAGAATGCTTAAACAATCCATCGGTATGACCGAGAGCGATGCAAGGCAGATTGCCGAGATGTATCTTTCCCGCTACAACCCCACCTATTGGGACGGCAGCGGCGAAGTTCCTTCAGAAGCAAACTTTGACATTTGCCGGGTTGCGGTAGATAGTATGTACAATGGCTGCACGCTTGATATCCAGCTTTGCAAAATCGATGCCTGTCCTTGCTACGCCGCCTCCATCCATTTGTTTGAGGGTGGTTTCTGGACCGGTCATGGTATCGGCTGTTTTGACAAAACGGCCCTGTGCTATGACATCAGTTCCGTACACTCTCTGGCAAGCGCAATCATGCGTATCTGCGCCACCTATGAGAATCTCACCAATTTTCGCAAGGTTTTTGTCGAGCGCCTTGTTATCAGCAAAGAGCGCATGAACGAAATCAAGCAGTACACCGACGGAGGCAAAAAGCAGAACGAGATTGAGTTCGAGTCCGTTACCTTTGCCGATGGTATGTGCATGGATGTTCGCTGCATCCCACGCAAGAACGGTCCCTCGTGGTGCGAGGCGGCTATTTATTACGCGGACGAAGATGTTGTCACATCCGAGCCGTACAATTCGTTCTACAATCACTGGGTCTGCCAGACGGCAAACGCCACCTACCATCTCTATATGGGCGTTGCCGATACCGAGTGATGCTTGACGCTGTATGCGAACTGTATAAACTTAGAAGTGTACGATAGATAACATCTATATTTGACGCAGCCATTGCGCTCGTACACTTCACAATTTCGCTTGAAGCGCGGACTTCCCACATCGGGAGGTCCGCTCTTTTTGTATTAAGAATGCAGTCAAAATTATCAAAAACCAGCTTGCGCTGGAGAAGGAGGGCTAAGCCTTATGTTTTTAAACACAATTTATGAAGAAGATTTCCACAATTTTCTCAAAAACCCAACTGATTTCATACTTTCCGGAGTCGTTATGAACGAAAATGAAAAAGGTTATTATTATCGTTTCATTCGTGTCCCGATGGCCGATGGCGAGCATAGTGTCGAGGCATTATTTGGGCAAATGTGCAGTAACTATCCCACCAGCATGAGCAAAGACCATTTTTCTGAACAGCATAACCTTGAGTTTATGGCTTATGTTGTGGACCACGAAAAGACCTATGCTGAAAGCTATGAGTTCCTGCGATTGTTTGATGTCACCTCTGCTTACACCGGTCCCCATTCCGCAATGGGTGAGATGACGAAAACACTGTGGGATTATCTGGAGCAGAAAACAATTCTCGACCCTGACTATCTGAACACGCCCGAATTGCAGAACGAGGCTTATGAAAACGCTGTCAAACAGTATGTCCTGCAAAAGAAAGACACCGCATTTGAAGAAGACCTTCGTGAATTCCTTGAGCACATTGATGACACCGCGACCATCGAGTTTTTCGCTAATCCTACCGGATGGGCGGAAAGGGTAGTCGATGTCCTCGATAAGAATCTCACTTCTCACGATGGCACCCCTTTCAGCAAAAGCATCGGGAAAAAATTCGTTGCCGTCCAACGTCTCACCCAATTAAGAATGCTGGAGTTCCAGTCTAAGCCACATTGTTGGGAAAGTGAGTGCCGTAGTTTGTTTGCTGCGACTGAAAAAGCAAAAAACATTCGACTCGTTATTGAAGCCAATGGAAAAGAAATGCAGGTGCAATATCCTGTTTCCAACCTGATTACTTCTGAAACGATTAAGAATAAGGTCATTTCTACATGGGCTATTGCACCGCGTAAGCTCTGCAATGATGTGGAAGAATTTCTTGTGGAGAACTGCGCTGACTACAGTAAATACCAGTCTGATATTCCCATGAAGGCTGTCTCTCGCATTGAAAGCGGGCGCAAAGTTCTTTGGGAAAACCCTATTTTTGAGGAAACCAAAAAATAATTCCAAAAAGGCCTTGCATTCGTATGCGGATGAAGTATAATGGTATACATACGATAGATACCATATCTACCACCAACCGTTTCTCAACCCGCTTAACTTCAAGCAGACACGCCTTTTGACGTGTCTGCTTTTTGTTTTGCAGACAACGAAGGAGGTCCCACATGTACATCCGCAACTTGACCCCGCATAGCGTGACCGTGGCCGGCATCACCATCGAGCCTTCCGGCATAGTCGCTCGCGTCTCCGCAGCGACTGCCGATGCTGGCTCGGTGGACTTCAACGGGACCACTATCCCGCTGACGACCACCGTCTACGGCGAGGTGCAGAACCTTCCCGCCCAGCGCGACGACACTCTGCTCATCGTGAGCAGCCTCGTCGCCGCACGGTGCAAGGACCGTACCGACGTCTTCATCCCCAATGAGCCTATCCGCGACGCGGAAGGGCGCATCGTGGGGTGCAAGAGCCTCGGTCGCGTCTAACCGCACCACCCCTTAGGCAGCACTTGCCTCCTGAACGATACAGGTACTAAAAAAGGTGTTCCGAGATTGCTTGGGTTAACGGCAACGTAGAGCGTGACTAAATATCCACCATCGGGTCACACCAGCTCTATCATAACGATGGATTGCAATATGAGGCTATATCTCAAAAGTCAGGACAGTCGGCAATGGGACGTCCTGCACCAGAATTATCTGGCTGTAGAAAGAAGCTGTACTTATACAGTGAGCACTCATTGCGCCAGTACGAGGGCACCAACAGGGAATACATAACCTAGGTGATATACCGAGCTCGTATAACGCCATATCGGTGATTCTTGTCTGAGAATCGGCGTTGGACTTCACTCCCGGTGCAGAGGAGTAGTCAATCAGGGTCATCCTGAAGCGACGGGTAGCAGGTTTTTGATATCCTCCACGAGGATGGCTTGCTATCAGAATGAATTGTGCTGACACACGATTCGTTCCATTTGAGCCTTGCAGAAATGCGGGGCTCTTTTTTTGTTGTCAATTCGTGCGAAATGAGTATATTTGGAAATGTAGAAGCCAAGCACCGAAAGGAGAATCCATATGTGTTGTCTGAAAATTGATACTGAAACGCTGCTGGCGAACTGTCTAAACACTTGCAAGACTTATTCGTTTTCACCGGATGATTTGCAGCAAATTTTGACGCACTCCCACCCCTTACGGAGTGGGATTCTCGCTCTTTGCAACAAAAGATGGTTGGAGGTTTTTCTTCGCAATCGCGTTGAATTCACAGCTGTGTTTGAGCTGACCCTTGACTTGTTGAATTACGGGCTTTCGCCTTTCGTTCAGCAGTTTCAATAAACCGATGCATAGAATCATGTACCGCGCAAAGCCGGTTGCATGTATGCCGGTGGTTTAACAACTTATCTTTATGCCGAAAGAAACGCTTGGGTACACATCCTCCCGTTAAGGAGTTTCACTGACCTCATGCATCCGGAGATGCAATCACCCAGCAGTGCCGAGGGCGGCGTCGTTTCCCTTTGAAACTATAAAAGCTTTAAAATCCTACGCTTGCGGGCAGCCATTCGTGGCTGTTTTGCAGGCATTCTTTTGTTTCGTTGTGAAGTTTCATAAATTGTTGAAAGTCTTTATCGATAGCTTCTTTATCGTAACCTTGAAGACTTTCATCTAAGTGTGTTAAAAGAAATGCGGAATACATATCCCGCTGGACAACGGTTCCGTTGGAAAGTTTCGCAAAACGCTGGGACAATTTCTTCTTGGTATAACTATCGTCGGTATGGTCAAACTGCGAGGCTTTTGTTTCAAAGGTGCTTACCTTGATAACGCTGCCTCCGTAACGACTTGCTTTTTGCCCCAAAATGGTGATAAACAAAGCAGGAGCGCAGCGCCCGATGGATTTACCGAATCGCTTTTTGGTGTACGCTCTACCAGTTTTCGGATTGATTTTCGTTTTCTTGCTGCGTTTTTGTAAGGCTTTGTAGTTCATGTCCTCGACATAGAACTCGTTGCCATATGTCAGCATTTCATTGGCGAGAATATAATGCTCCGTCTTACGCACGGCAGCAAGTTTGCGGTTCAAGTCCCGCAGCCTATGCAGCAGCCGATAATAGTTCTTACTATAATTCCAATGACGAATTTGCTTATGACCGTTCTTGCGCTTCAAGCGTTTGACGGTTCCGTTTTCGTTAAAGTATTGCGGATTCATCGCGCGGCGTGAACGGTCCATTTGTCGCATAATGCGAGCAATTTCCTTAGTAAGGCCATTGCGTGCTTCCGCTATAGCGGACGGTGCAAGTACACGAAGGTCGCAAACATCTTTGCCACTAAAAGCAATGGTTTGCGTGCCGATATCTATGCCAATGTGACCCGGTTCAACGGGATGTTTTGCGACCCCGTTACCGTCGCATTTGATGGGCGGATAGCCGTCCAAGGCAAGCTGTACAAAGTAACGCCACCGTCCGCGAATCATTTCGCGCTTGATGATGCAAAACTTTACTTTTCGTTTAAGTGCTTCCTGCTGATACCAAGCGGTATTACCCTTGCGCAGCTTGACCGGAATACAGCGTCCACGGAATTTGATATACAAACCGTTATCGTCGAGGAACTGAATGCCTGTACCGTTTGTTTTTGCTGCAAAGCTGACGAAATCGTCTAGTTTTTTATAATGGACGGATTTCCCGTTCTTATAGAAAAACTTGTACCACGCATCCCAGACACGAGCAGCAATCTTTTGCGAGATAGCTGAATGCAGATGGTAGTATTTCGCATATGCTTTAAGTTTCTTCTCGAACAATACGCTTGTGAAGCCATATGATTCGAGCAGCTCCGTACGTTTTTTGTACAACGCTTTTCGTTCCTTACTTTTGGGAGCTGTATTCGCAATGGCAGGCAGAAACCAACTCACGATATCTGCGCGTCTTGCGCACCTGATGCCACATCTCCGTGGTTTTTTGAACGAGCCAATTATATGCTTTGCAATATTTCTCAAAATTAGAATACAGCACTGCCTCATCGTGCGAATTTGTGATAAGCGGCAACGTCAGAATAAAGGTATCCGTTTTTGATTTTTGACCGTATGGCAAATTACACACCTCGAGTCTTTTGGGCTTCTACATAGCGACGTATCATAGCAGCAGATACATCACCAGCGGTACTGACAAAATAGCTGCGTGTCCAGATGGTATTTGTTTTAATTTCTTCAGAAAATTCCTTTAGCAAAACCCTTGATGTATTCGTTTTAATGATACGCATAACATCAGAAGGACTTATTGTCGGAGGAACATTTAAAAACAAGTGGCAATGGTCAACATGGCATTCCATAGCCAATATATCAAAATTGTTTTGCTCGCAAATTTGATGTACAAGCTCCTTAAATCGCGCTTCCACACCATCTATTAAGAATATTTTTCTTCGATAGCGCGGGCAAAACACAAAATGATAATTCACCAAGGACACGGTTGTGGCAGTTCGTCTATAATCTCTTATCATATAGCATATTATACCACAAATTGCTACAAAATTGGTTAACACACTATGAATTTCTTAAGATTTCCAACGCGCCTTTCATCCCACCCCTCACGGAGTGGGCTTTCCCGGCGCAGGGGCTGTAACGAAATTTCCGGACATGTTCGTTTACGCTGATGAAGACAGGATTGCTCTGCGCAGCGAGTGGCAGCACGATGACAAGAAGCTGCCGATGGCGTATTTCGACTTTGGATACTCCGCCGCTGACATCAAGCAATTGTGCGCCGCAGCGAAAAAACACTGCACCACGCAAAATGAACAGTTGCCAAGTTGTGCGAACCGGGTAGAATAGTTATTGTACGATAGATACCATTCTACTAAGGCGCGTCTTGCGTTCGTACAATTCACAATTCTGCTTTAAGGGCGGACTTCCTTCTCGGAAGCCCGCCTTTTTTGCGTCAGAAAAGGAGTTTCGTATGTTTATTCTTGCAAAATCTTTCACCAACAAAAGAGGGGAGATGTTTCTCAAAATCTTTCCGAACCAGTACCCGTCCATCGAAACGGCTCATGCCGCTATGCAGACAGACTATCAGGAAGAACTCAAAAAGCGCCACCTCTACCGAAGCGACGAGGAAACAATTCCAAGCTCGTATTATATCGACACCACTGAGGCAGCTATATATGAGTGTCAGGATTATGCACCGAATTGGCTGACTGTCTCGGTTTTGTACGCCATCAACGAGGTCGTATAATGCCACGCATTATACGACACGCCACTATCATATAACAAAAAGGAGACCACAAAATGTTTATCGTGATTAAGAGCGAACACTATGATTGCACGAACCTAATCTGCAAGAAGGACACCCTGGAAGAGGCGGTCGCCGCAGTAAAAGACAGCATGGCACAGCGCATCAACAAGAACTATCATGCAGGTCTTACCGGAACTGATATCACGCACGAAAACGAAGACCACTACGGCTTTTCTTTCACCTTCGATGAGAACCGCCACGCTGACAGTAGCGAACCCAGAGCGTATAGCACATATGACTACTGGAATGGGGATGACCAAGAGAGTGTCGAGTGGGTCGTTTACGAAGTCACAACCGACAAGCCCTTCTTTCTTCTTTCTTACGAGGAGTACGAGAGCATCAAGCTCACGGGCTTCTACGACACCTTCGACGAGGCATTCGGGAAAATGAAAGAGTTGATTGCGGAAAGCGTCAACGATGTCTTTGACGAAGATGCCACGGCTGCTGATGTTGAGGACATGGAAGACTACAATGTCTTCGTACACTCTAACAAGGACAGTCAAGACAACGGTGCGCCGCTCGCCTTCGCAAGCTTCTGCGACGATTATCCAAACCGTGAATGGGCTGTTCTCCACATCTAAAATAACTTCCTTCGCCGCTCGTCTTCGAATGAGCAACATTTTTTACTTGCCAAAATGTGCGAAACAAGTAGAATGGGTATTGTACGATAGATACCATTCCAAATCAAAAAGGCTTTCTGCCTTTCGTACAATTTACAATTCTACTTTAAGGCGGACTTCCCGAATCTGGGAGGCCCGCTTTTTTATGTCAGAAAGGAAGGTTTTTCAATGATAAAAACAGCAATGTACGAAGCCTTTTTTTATTTCGCTTGCACCACGGGCGAAAGCTACAGTTTTACCGTCCGCAAAGAATACCCCGCTGGCAACGAAAATAAGCGGCTAAATCCGTTCCGGGATTACGCCGAGGCAGAGTTCAACAAGGAATGCAAGCGGCTGTTCGGCAGTAAGATAGTGTCTTTCTCTGGCCACTCGGATTACACCTGTGACCTGGAATGGCTGGATGCGGAAGAATTCACCGCCACCTACAACGGAGAAAAAGTCGTAGTCGAAGAATGCATTCCGTTCTGAAAACGAACCAAGGAAAAATTGTTATTCCGACCCGGAGGAAGATAAGCGCAATGGCGAGGCGTATTCTCTGACGGGATACTACTATGTCAAAATCTAGGGTATTTACGAAATTTAGTGGTTTGAATAAAATCACTAAATTTCGTATGTATCACAGGCATTTGGATGTTTGTTGCGCCTGCCGATTTTCCCAGTTGACAGCTCCGCAAGAGTAGCATTGCCTCGTGTAATGCTACTCGTAGCAAACACCCAGCCAAGGGAAACACAACCTCCTGCTTCGGCAGGGGAGACTTATCGTAAAGGAGGTGGCGTATATGTCCACTGTATATGTGCTTAATAAAAACGGTAAACCTTTAATGCCTACGACTCGCTGTGGGCGTGTACGCCATCTGCTTAAAGAGCAAAAGGCACGAGTCGTAACATCAAATCCGTTTACCATTCAACTGTTGTATGAAACCGACGATGTAGTGCAGCCGCTTTACTTGGGTATCGACCCCGGCAGAACCAATATCGGTGTTGCCGTTGTCAAAACAGACGGCACGGCAGTCTTTACCGCGCATTTGGAAACCCGTAACAAGGAAATTCCGAAACTAATGCAAGGACGCAAAAAGGCCCGTCGTGCAAGACGCACCAACGGCAGACGCTGCCGCCGTCAACGGAGAGCTAAAGCCAATGACACCATTTCCAAGAAATGCGTAAAGCAGGATACCGCCCAAAGCGGCAGCGCCAGCAAGCGTGCAAAGAAAATTGGTGTCATCAAACGCCATCTTCCGGGTTGTGAGAAAGGAGTCCTTTGTATCGGCATAAAGAACAAAGAAGCAAAGTTTAGCAATCGCACAAGACCGGAAGGCTGGCTTACGCCCACCGCAAATCAGTTGTTGCAGACACACATTAACTTGGTAAAGAAGATTCGGAAGTTTCTTCCTATCAGTGATGTTGTGTTGGAAGTCAATAAATTTGCGTTTATGCGGCTGGATAATCCCAATGTTCAGAAATGGCAATATCAGCAAGGCCCGCTCTATCAAAAAGCAAGCCTTGAAGAAGCTGTCTCTGAAATGCAGGAACGCCATTGCTTGTTTTGCAAGAAGCCTATCGCCCATTATCATCATGTAGTACCGCAATCCGAAAACGGCAGCAACACCATTGATAACATCGTTGGCTTATGCACAAAACACCACGACCTTGTGCATAAAGATACTACATGGCAAAAGAAGCTTGCCAAAAAGAAAACCGGACTCAATAAAAAATACGGTGCGCAAAGTGTGCTAAATCAAATCATTCCCGCGTTAACGGAAAGATTAAACACTCTTTTTCCAAAGCACTTTTTCGTAACAACGGGAAAGAGCACCTACGATTACCGTGCAGCGCACGGTGTAAGCAAAGACCATTGGCTCGATGCTTATTGTATCGCTTGTTCTGTTTTACCAAATGATGTTTGCGATAGCGGCATCAACAATCGTGTGCCGTATGAACTTAAACAGTTCCGCCGTCATGATAGAAGAGCACTGCATAAAGCAAATATGAGCCGTGTGTATACGCTTAATGATAAGGCAGTTGCTACAAATCGACATAAAGCCATTAAACAGACCACCGACAGCTTGGAAGAGTTTCGTCAAAACCATCCCGATGACGTTTACAAACTCAAGGTAAAAGAGCATCATCCGGAATATCGAAATCCAAAACGCAACTTTCCCGGCTGTGTGTTTCTTGTTGGCAAGCATACTCATGTGATGCAAGGAACCAGTAGCTCGCACAACGGTCAGGCAGATGGATATTACGACACAAACGGCAACTCTTATTCATCTGGTAAATGTAAGTTTGTTGCCAAAAACGAAGGGATTGTATTTACATAAATTAGTAGACCGCCAATTTTTGTAAGAAATCCAACCAAAAATAATAAATACCCCTCATAAAAACGAACAGGACGCGATTGGGTTGTGGAATCACAGAACGGAGGTAACCGACAATAACTGACTCAGACAAAGCAATTGCATTGCGCCCATCATACTGGGCAAGCGTATCTGGCGGAAAAGATAGCCTGTATATGCTCAATTACATACTGCACAATCTGGACAGATACCCGCTTGACGGCGTGGTTCACTTTGAACTCGAAATCGACTACCCGTTTATACATAACGTTATCGACTATATGGAAACGGAGTGCAAGCGAGCTGGCATCCAATTTGTGCGAATCAAGCCGAGGAAAACGTGGGAAGAATTGTATGATAAATGCGGTTTCCCAACAAGAAAAGTAAGATGGTGTAACGGTCACTATAAACTTGATGCAAAGCGGCAACTATCCGAATGGCTGAACGAAGTCGGTTTTTATGTAGTGCATTACATAGGCTATTGCGCCGATGAAGAACACCGTTTTAACAAGCGGTTGAGTTCCAAAAAGTTAGAGATATACCCTCTCGCAGAAAACGGCATTAACGAGGATGTGATTTTGGAATGGGCAAAGACACAGCCGATTTTCAACAACTACTACAAAACAAACAAGCGCTGCGGTTGTATGTATTGCCCCATGTCTTCGTATTTGAATTTCGCATATCTGTATAAATACTACCCCGAAAATTTCCGGTATATGCTCGAAAAAATGCGGGAGACGGAAGAATTGAGAGAGAAAGAGCTTGGTAGACCGTTCTCTGTGATTTCATCGAATCCCAAATATAATGCGGATTACTTGGAACACATCGTCAAAACGAAATGGCTCAAAAAGCTCAATGAAATGGAGATGACCAACAATGACTATGTCGATGCGCATTGCGTCGGTGTGGATGTGGATGGTAACATCACTGTCCACTGGGTTGCATTAAAGAGTATTGGCAAAACGGTGTTTTCCAACGCAGTTGACGCTGCCAAGTATGCCGCAGAAATGTCGGATTATTATGATAAGCACTACTCCTTTGGCGGCAAGCAAATCAAAAGAACACAGTGGGAACATTTTCTTGAGAAGGACTAGGCATGGGCAAGCACAAGAATAAAAAGCGCACACCAATAGGTTCACTTCCTCAAATCCTCGCGTCTTTGGCGCAGATAAACCCAAAAAATCTCAACCATAAGTTGGTTCCGGCATGAAGAAGTAAAACAGGAGCGGATATGAGTTTACACGGAGAGCCCTTGTTTGAAGGACTGAATTTTAAGGATTTGTTCGGGAAAGAACTTATTGTCGATAAAGTGTTCTGGAGTTATGACGGCATTTCGCTGCTCTGCGTATGCAAGGATGAGGACGAAAAATTGTATTTCTGTAACTGCACAGAAGTGCGAAGCGAAGAGCGTTGGGTCCTGTATCCGGCAACAGAGCAGCAAATCGAACAAATCGTCAGTAAAAGCAAGACCCCGGCCGAAGTATTCCGAGATAGCCGTGTAGTGTATATATATACCATCGGCTTGGATACAGACCAAGGAACATTGAGGGAACTGACTGTCGATGAACTGTCAGATGCAGACAAACTTCCGGAAGGAGAGTATGTGTAAATGAGCAAGCACGAACTCGGCGCAAACCGCGTTTTCCACGAAGGTGCTGGTTACTGCGAATAAACATCAACCACAAGTTGATTGACCAGAACCACAAAAGTGGTATAATGTAAACAGAACGAAACGAAAGGAGACAACCGAAGATGCTGTGCAAGACTGTTAATGCTATGTCGTTTGCTGAGTATAGTTATGAATCTGAATTCGAGTCCTACGAATCCAGCTTTGTTTCCTATACCCATCGACAGGCAAAAACAGACCTCGAACGGCTGCGGTGCGTCTTCTGACGGCATTTGCATTCCGAACGCTGCTTGTCGATTCATTTCGGCAGGCAGCGTTTTTTTGTTGCCTGCAATACAGAAAGGCAGCGAAAGAAAATGAACGTTCCAACCATCGATATCCAGCAAACAGGTGCCAATATCAAGGCACTGCGAAAAGCGGCAGGCATCAAGGTAAAGGATGTGGCGGATACGCTCGGTGTCTCCACACAGGCGGTAGCCAAATGGCAGGCAGGCACTGCACTTCCTACCATCGACAACCTTGTGATTCTCGCCGCGATGCTCGATACGAAAATCGATGACATTCTCGTCATCGCATAAACCCTCGCCGCAGGATTGCGGCTATATGGCCGAATAGACGAATTGGTTAAGTCGCAAGCCTTTCACGCTTGAGAGTATGGGTTCAAGCCCCATTTCGGTCACCATCTGCTTCTGTAGCTCAGTTGGTAGAGCAGTAGGTTGAAGCCCTATGTGTCGCTGGTTCGATTCCAGCCGGGAGCATCACGAGGCTTAATGCCTCCTCATATGTGCCGGTATGCAAGCGGTCAAAGCAAACTGTCTGTAAAACAGGTCTGTTACAGTTCGTAGGTCCGAATCCTACCCGGCACACCATAAGGCCCCTTCGACAAGTTGGTCTAAGTCGCCAGCCTCTCAAGCTGGAGTCGGCAGTTCGAGTCTGCCAGGGGTCATACAAGCACCCACAACGAGATAGTAAAGTTTAGAGTTCGGTAGTCAACTTTATTGTTTAACAAAACGGGTGCATATCTGCAGAGGTCGCCCAAAGGTAGGGCAACGGATTGCTAATCCGTCGTCGGGTCAATCCCCGGCTTGCGAGTTCGAATCTCGCTCTCTGCGCCATATGCTCATGTGGCCGAGTGGCCGATGGCAGCGGTCCAGAAAACCGCCGGTGAGAAATCGCCCGAAGGTTCGAATCCTTCCATGAGCGCCACTGCCTCTAAAATCTTCGATTTCAGTCGAGGATTTTAGGGGCACTTTTTTGTTTGTATCTTATTTGTTACGAATCAGCGTTCATGGTTGTACCGAATACACATTTGTGGTATAATGCTAATAAAGTAACGGAGGTGCGCCATGATTTTCGAAATGACCGAAAAGCAGTATCAGCTGTTTTTGCATGTCATGCAGGTAATGCAGACATTCTACGGCAATGATTTTTCTTCCATCTGCAAAGAGGTGGGTGACGCCTACGGTGTGAATGATGTGGATATCGAAAAGGCATATATGATATTCACCGACTTCAAGGTCACGGCTCCCGTGCCTACCATGCAAAACGCAGCAGGGGAAATCTATCAGACTGCGCTCGCGGCAGCGGATATCGAGGCAGGGAACAAGGAGACCCCGTATACTAAGCGCATCGACATGAACGAAAGTGCTTGGGTAAAAGCTGCTGCCATCCTCGATGCGTATTCCAGAATCCTAATGGGACAGTTCAGCATCATCTATGAGGTTCTCGATATAGCTGATACCGACAACAAACCGCAGCTGCAGGCGTATCATGACGCTCGTTGGGGCGGCATCGGCATAGCGGAAGCCCGTGACCTTCTGATTCCGCAGCTGAGAAAACTCCGGGTTGGCTGGAATGGCAATTTCGGCATCTCCAACGCAGGGCTTGCCTACAACAGCAAACTTGCCTATGAGATGCTCAAAGCAATCCTGTATGCGTGCAGGCAAGGGGACGGCACCGTTCTGAAAGTAACGGACGAACCGCTGATGTATGCGCCCGGCAAATCAAATATTCATGCGTTGTAAAGCATCTTTTTAAGAAGGAGATTTCATGAAAGCCAACTATAAAGTCGTAAACAACCGTCAGGCGCAGCTGAAAAAGGTCATTCAGAATTTTGAGCCTACGGGTGTGTGCGCGTTCCTCATGTTTCGCTACTATGTTATGCAACTGATGGCCGAATCGGAAGCTGCAGGTGGGCTGAATGTACCGCTTAGCGATTCCGCTGAACTGCGAGTGAGTGACAATGTCGATGGGTTCTTCTCCAGTGCGAAGGATGAGGCTGTTTCGAATTATCTTGACCCTGACGACGAATCTAAGGATGTCATCATCCATTTCGATGGCACTCCGGAAGAATTCTCCAAGGAACTTGAATCGTACATTCTCGTGGCTATGGTTAGCAACTTTGAGCACGCATTCCTCGATTTTTCGGATGTCACTGGTATCAGCCGTGGGCACTTCGAGTTGGCTGTCGCAAAATTTATGTCCGAATACGAACAGACAGAAGGAAAGGTCAACAGCTTTTGTGACTACGAATATGAGGAGTGATGAGTTGTGACGGTTCTCGAAAATGCACTTGTGGTAAATGACGGCAAAGCGGTCGTCATTTCGATTAAGCGTGAATGGCTCTCTAAAATCATAGCAGGTGAAAAGACTCTCGAAGTCCGCAAATCCCGCCCTTGGGAAATCTCGTTTCCGTTCGCAGTATTCTGCTATGAAACGAAGGCGAACGGCGGTGCAGGGGAAATCATCGGGGCCTTTACCTGCGAGGACATCGACCAGCTGAACTGCCTGACAGGATTGTCTCCTTACTATGCAGACGGCGAAAAGCTGTCCGGTATGGCGGATAAGTTTATTCGGGAAAGCTGTATCGATATAGCCGCGCTGTTCGAGTATGGCAACAAAACCGGCATGCTGTATGGCTGGAACATCTCAAATGTTCGCAAACTTTCTCTATCCCTGCATCAGCTGCACCTGAAACGCGCTCCGCAATCGTGGCAGTACATCAACCTGAACGCAGACGATATCGAAAGCGTAGCTGCCGCCAGCGAGTGAGCAGGAAGCGTAGCTGCGAAGAAATTGGCGAAGGCGAAAGCGTAGCTGCATCTTAAAATCCCCCTTGCACAGTTGTGCGAATCGAATAGAATAGTAAGTGCATGATAGATACCATCTTCTGATTCCCCATACCGGTAGATTCACAATCTGTTATGTGCTTAGAGCAGACTCTCGAAATGAGGGTCTGCTTTTTTGTTTCCATTTTCAGAAAAGGAGGTAAACCTTGAATACCAGAACATTTACGCAATTTGCAAAAGCAGCCGAAAACTGCCGCTACAAGAACGATTTTCAGTTTGATTTGGTGCAGTGCGAGAAAGCGTATCAAATGGGCGGCGAGATGCGGATTGAAGCCGAATGCTGGCTGAATCTCTTTGAGAACCTTGAAGAAGACGACATCAAATCCTATGTCAAGTCGGTCTATAGGCCAGGAGACCTTGACCCGTTTCGCAAGAAACTGCCGAAGGAGTAAGTCCCATAATGCAGATACTATTTCATCTCATGGCGAATACCGGATGCTTGCCGGACAAGGTCGTTCCGCAAATCCCTACGAATCGGATGAAGGGTGAGGACCAGGAAACACCGAGAATCTGTACCGGACACACACTCGATGACTGCCTGACCGGCATCGGTATCCCGCATTTCATATCGAGTTTCCTGCTATCGGAAATTCGGCAGGGAAGAAGCGCGAAACACGCCGCCGAGACGATGCTCCTGCCGTTCGTCGGAAGAGTGTATTGTGTCGAGGATAACAACCCAGCACTGATACTGGACGATAAGACAAAGTATTTCGTGGCGGATTCCGTTGTCACGCACGAATGCTGGCTGACGGAGTACATCGACCCCATCAGAACGGAAAAGCTATGGCTCGTGGACGGAGAAGTTCAGTTCATACCGTTTTCGCATAACGGCAAACAGTACGAATACCCTGTCGTTCTCGATTCTCAGTGGTCTTCGATTCCGATGCAGCCCGCTCCTGAATTCCGAAAATGCCTTCTTAACATCACCAAGAAATGGCTTGAGGAAGAATAAGATGCTGGAAATGTGCCGTGAATAACAACACTGAAATGCAAAAATCGCACACAAAACCATGGCGGAGTCTTTTTCGGAAGACTTCGCCTTTTTTTGTTTTTCTCTTGCGTATCCTTGCGAACGGCATAGAATTGGTATTGTACGATAGATAACATTCTACACAGCCGAATCTTTCGGGCGTACATCATTCACAATTCTGTTTTCAAATTAGGCAGACTTACCATTCGTGGTAGGTCTGCTTTTTTTGTTTTCAGAAATCCGTATCTATCTTTTTGAACGCGACTGCAAGGAGGTCCGCTATGTTTAATCGCAATCCCAAGAAAAACACCCGCTTCGCCATCTATGCCGGTAACCCAGGTTTTTCCGGCATGGTTATCTGCTCCGATTTTATCGGGTATGTCAAAGCCCCGTCGCTCAGCGACGCCTATGATGCAGCGTATCGGTATCTTGCCAACAGCGGATATACCGCCATCGTAGTCCGTGAAGCATGAAGTTTTTCCGACAACCGAACATCAATAACATCCCGCCGAACAGCTATTGTCGGCGGGAACTTTTATTCAAAGGAGTAATCACAAATGAAAATGAACGACAAACAGAAATTCTATGCCGGGACCACCGCTTTCATGCTCAGCGTTATCACCATCATAGGCTGCTTAGCCTGCTTTTTCTCGACGCCTGCGTATGCTGCGCCGGTAAAGCCAGCTGATGATTCTGATATCGAGTATGTCACGCCGTTGGAGGTCCATTTTAGGGAACTCAACGCTCAGCCGCCTTTCGCGCCGGTACTTACTGTACCTGAGCAGGAGGTGGCCGAGACAGAGCCCGAATCCGAGCCTTCTGTCGAGACGGCAGAGACTGCTCAGGAACCGGCAGAAGAACCTGTGACGGACACGATGCCTCAGAACCTTTCTGACAATGAGTACGCCATCTATACAGCGTTGCGGGATGCAGGTCTTTCTAAGGCCGGCACTGCAGCTGTGATGGGGTGTATGGCAATGGAGAGCGGGCTTCGCGTTACTGCCGAGAATCCGAACGATGGAGGCTATGGGCTTCTGCAATGGACGCACGGTCGCAAGACGAATCTCTTGAACTGGTGCTATGCATCGGGTCTGGATGCAAGTTCCGTGTCCGGTCAGGTCCAATTCTTTGTCCATGAGCTCAATGCCACCTACAGTCAGGCAGCGGGGTACTCGTATCCGGTATACGAGACACTCACCACGAGCGACAGTGTAGAAGATTGTCTTGCGATGTTCTTCTCGCACATGGAAGCCGGTGTGAATGTTCCTATCTCGTCCAGCAAGGTCTATTGCGGGAATCTGACGACCTTACAACTCTACAACAAGCGGCTGAACGCTGCTTACAAGTATTTCTAAAAAATGAGGCGATTTACTATGACAAACACTGCGTATAAGACTCGAAAACTACTGTCTATGCTCTCCAGCGCTGAGAAGGAGAACGACGGTCTGATGCTGACGCATAACCTGCAAAACATGCAGCGCAACGGCAAGCAGACGGGCTGCTACGGACACATCATGAATATCTTGAACGGAAAATGCGTGTATGTGACCACAGAACGGTCTTGCTATCAGCCGATTGCCGACAAGAATATGGTTCGCTATGCCGCCGATATGAAGGATTACTCCTCTGTATCGCTCGGTGCCAGGGGCCGCAACCAGTTCGTGACCAATGATGAGTTGGTCGGAAAAATCGTTGACATGCTTCGCTAACCGGAGCAAGAAAAGGAGTATCGCCATGAACAGAATCATCTATACCATCTTCAAAACCTTAGCCGCCCTGTTTGTTCTCTTCATCATCCTGAGCATCAGTGCTTTGGCACAGTCCTTCACGCTGCACAATATTGCGCTGCTCGTGTTCAGTGTCATCTGCCTGAACAAATGCTGCGGCATCCTGTTAAACTAAGGAGAAAAAATCATGAAGAATAAATACAAAGTTGTTGCCTTGGTTCCTTTGGAGTTCTCTGTTGAGGGAAACTCCGATTCCAAAGAGGCAATCGAATCCGTCAAAAACATTTTCAAAGCGTGTCGGGATGATAACGACTACGCGGACATCGTTTTTGATGGTATCGAAGAGTCACTTCGTCACGACAGTATCGAGTACAAAGTTGAAGCCGCCCAGCCTGAACCTGAGGTGAAGGCAAATTCCGATATCCGTTCTGTTGCCTCCGATATCTGCGACGTCTTCGAAAACTATCTCGATGAAAACGGTGTCTGTATTGTGTGTAACGATGCAGACGAGGAACAAGACCGAAAAGCAAACGAAAGCGGCGCAATGTTGTATGGCATGGAATATTGGCATCTTGTCGAAGATGTCGAGTTCCGTGTGAATCATATAAATACACAATACAAGCTGTTCACCGTCTTTGATATTATGGAGGCATTTGATAAACTTCTCATTTCCAAAAAGCTTGGTGACTTTGTACCGAGCGGCGAAACTCGTTACCGTTTGTATGAAAAAATCCTGAGCTGTCTGCGTTCTATCAGGGAGGAATTGTAATGAGTACGAAAGGTTGGAACAGTCTGAAACCCATCACAGCCCCTGACCAGATGCCAGCACCCATCCACTGGAATCCGATGAGCGATGACTGGAAGCGGTGGATTGACAGCCATCAGGTATATAACGGCAAATCGAGATTCTCCAAGGAGATGCTCGATGCCATGAAAGCATTGCATGACAAGATTCTCAGCTTCGGCGGAGATGAGGTCTGCATGACTGCATACGACGAAGACGCAGTAAAAGCACTCAGTCGGGGGCAGTTCTTCTATGGCAGCAGCTATATGCGCAAGGGTCAGCCCAGTCAATGTCACGCGAATTCCGCTTATCTTTGGGATGCAAACCGTGGTCACTGCTCTATTGCGACCGGGTATGCTCTTTCTGAGGACGGGCTTTGGCGTTGTCATTCCTGGGTCGTACAGCCCCGGAGTCGCACGATGCGCGTCTGGGAAACGACCGTTAAGCGCGTGGCGTATTTCGGATTCGTGATGAACGATACCGAATGCCAGGAGTTTTTGGACAACAACACCTGACTACAAAGGGGTCATTTGCGTGAACGAATCTAACAATATCCAGAAGTTATCTGAATACGGCATGATTGCTCCGGACGGAACATGGTATCCCTGTGAGTTCGGAGAACATGCGGCTCTTGCGGGGCGCATCATCATGCAAAACAGAGTACGCCTGAACCTCTCTGATAAAGAAGTCTTAGACATGGCCTATGATTGGAGCGGGAAGGGTCTTGATTACCTGTACCGGCGCGGCTGGATTGCGGTTCGTAATCCGTCTTTGGGTAAGACATTCCTCGATATGGACGCCACCAAAACCGCAACTCAGGCACAGGTGAACACCGTTTTCGATTACATCCACAAATATGAACGCTATGACATGGATATTTCCAAGCTCACAGCGTTCTAAAAGGGGAATTGAAATGAATAATACTATGATTCCGATTTTACCGGAACTGAAATCTGCGATGAAGCAGGTAGCAAAACAATATCAGTCGGACTTTGACCTCGACACAAAGGTCATTCAGAAAGCCGCAAAGGAAGCGAAAGCCGACGGTAAACCTCAGACATTTCTGTGGTTTTGCCGGGAAAGCGGGACCTACATTGCGCGGGAATCTAACGCGTATTTGAAGGAATCGCCGATGTACATCTCCTACCACTACTATGCGGACCAGCAGAGACGGGAAGCAAAAGGCATCAAGGCGTATGTCGTCACCGTTACGGGACTTGATGGCAGAAAACCCTTGGGGTTCGCAACGCCCATCGACTATTTCAAGGAATGCGAGCGGCAGAAACGGTATGCCGTTCCTGCAAATCGGATTGCTCTGCATTTCGAGAAGGAGACGGTCGTTACGGAAAGACCCAAGACCATCCCGCGCCATCACAGCGAGTACGGAGAACTCAAATCCGTCACCTATCTGCCGGATGATGCTGCTGCGCTCGACTATGCGCTTTCCATGGTGCATCAGAGCCGCGAGAAGTCCAGCCGAAAGGTAGGTGCCTGAATATGGGTAAGATTATCGAGTTGACCCATGACGATGTTCAGAACGAACTTGCCTATGCTCTTATCTGCGAGACTATGGAGGGTGCATACTGGAATTCCGGGCGCAGACGCCGCATGTTCAGCAAAGCCTTTACGCGCAGTGAACAGCAGCGCATCTCGAACATTAAGGCTAAGGCACACAAGTGGTATCTCGTTACAGGCGTGCCGGAAAAGGTACGCATGAGTTACGATAACTACTTGCTGTGGCAACGCCTTGCGAACTTCTGTGCAGCTATCTGAGTATCAGCAATGCCAATACAATGGGCTTTCCTTTTGGGAAGGCCCATTTTTACTTGCATGTTTGTGCGAACCGAATAGAATGGAAGTGTACGATAGATAACATTCCACTTAGCAGCATTTGCCACCGTACAATTCGCAATCTGTAAACAACAAGCAGACCCACCATTTTGGCGGACCTGCTTTTTTACTTGGAAAGGAGAAATTGCCTACGACAAACACATTAACTGTAGATTTTAGCTATGTTGCCGAATTGGACAACGGTTCCAACCTGAGCATGGTATACGGCGAGGATATCGCCGAGAAAGTTTGAGGTGAAATTATGATGTATTTGAAGCAATTCCCGGATATTTGCCGGGAGATGGGGCTTGCCATGAAGGAAAACTCCAAAATTGTCACTCTGAGTGTCCCGGACATTTGCTACTCTATTGCCATCAACAAGAAACTCTTCTTGGAAGACCTTGAGTTGGTGGTCGATTCCTTTGACGATGTGCATGAAGCAATCGCCATTTTCGAAGCCGATGTGGATGCTGGAAAATTCAACGACATGGGTGTGGATGACTTCCAAAGACTCCAATCCATCTTTGACAAAGCCAAGGAAACTGGCCGGCTCAAAGATGACACCGGCCTGTTCCAGGCAGAGGTAGGGTTCTACGCTCAGCACGCCGAATGTCTCAAGACTGTTCTTGAAAAGCTGCTGGAAAAGCTGAGAAAGGAAGTCGAAAAGGCGCGTCTTTACTCCGCATCCCGTTACAATTTCCCGATTGTCATGAAACAGATTGATGCATCCTGTTACAAAGCATATGTGCCCACGAAATCTAATAATGGGTTCATTGTTCAGGAATACATCTTTGACCTGGATGACATTGGAAAAAACGCTGAGCAGAAAATCCGTGCTCAGTTCGATGAACTTTTCCAGAAGACGAACGCTGCTGACAGCTACCGTCTTTTGGCGGAGCTTGCCATCGAGGTTGGATACTTTGACCCGGCCTGCGGAATTTTTTTCAAAAGTATGGGCGACGCTGTGTCGTACATCAAAGCAAAAACCGGTGTTGACCTGAAAGTTGTGCAGCCTGATAAGACGAATCTCGATATGATTCGAACCGTGGACAAGTTCCATTTGGCAATGTTGCTGAATCATATTTGCGCGGATAGCAAAAATCGTCCCTCCTCCACCACAGGCTGGTGTGAATGGTTGGGCAATAACTGGAATTCTATGACTTGAACCATTTTTTAGAAAATCGAAAAGCAGGAGATAAAACTATGGCACGGAAAGAAATCAAAATTTTCATGGATTCCAAGGAAGTATCTAACTTCCTGAAAGTCATTGACTGGTCCTGGCTGTTCACCTTCCTCAGTGAACGCTACAACGTCTCGCTGAGCCCCCGCAAAGAACTGAAAGAACTGCGCGATGGTGCAGCAATCATCAAAGTCGAATGGCCTGATGAATTGATTGAAAAGTGTGGGATGATGGCTGATGTATTTTCGTCGGTCAAGCTTGCTACGTTTGATTCGTGTTTCAAGCAAGTCGTGGAATACGATGAAGATAAATTCAATAAAGAACGTGAAGCATGGTTTTCCCATCCGACAAAGATATTCAGCTATCTTGATTGTGATGGCACCGTCAAGGAACGCACTCTTGCGCTGAACATTTCACTTCGTTATACGCTGTATGACGGAGGCTATAATTTTGCAACACTGCTCTATGCGGTTTATTCCGACGTGAACGGCTGGACTGTTCAGATGGAAAAGGAGTGATATGAAGAATGTGCTCTGGAAAAATCCGAAATTCGAGGGCTTAACGAAGTAAGTATTTAGGAGGAAAAATATCATGGCAAACAATATCAACCGCGAGGGATTCAAAACGTTCCTCGAGTTCGGCGCTCCTTCGTTCGAAGGCAATATCATTCTTGATTCCGGTGAGCTGTCCGAGTATTACTACCGTTTTATGCGCATACCGCTCGCCTATGGTGAGCACAAGGTAGATGTTCTGTACGGGCAGCGGTTTTATGGAACCTTGGA